CGGATTTTTTTGGCGGCCAGAAGAAGTAGATCTGTCAAGAGACGGCAAAGACTTTAAAGGGTTAAGCGACCATGAAAAGCACATCTTTACAAGCAATCTCAAGCGTCAGATTCTTCTTGACTCTGTTCAAGGACGTGCGCCTAGCCTGGCGTTTCTACCGATTTGTTCGCTCCCCGAACTCGAAACCTGGATCCAAACATGGACATTTTCCGAAACGATTCATAGTCGATCCTACACTCATATCATTCGAAACGTTTATTCAGATCCGTCAAGGGTATTTGACGAGATGCTCGACATCCAAGAAATAGCCGACTGCGCTGATGATATTAGTAAGTACTACGATGCTCTGATTGAGATGAACAATCTCAATTCCATCGATCCTTACTGGGTTGGTGATAGGCAAGCTGTTGACCCATATCAGCACAAGAAGGCGCTGTGGCTATGCCTCAACGCTGTGAATGCTTTAGAAGGAGTAAGATTCTATGTCTCGTTTGCATGCAGTTGGGCTTTTGCGGAAGTTAAGAAAATGGAAGGTAACGCCAAGATCATCAAGCTCATCGCGCGGGACGAGAACGTTCATCTTGCCTCGACACAACAGCTCCTCAAAATTCTACCGAAAGAGGATCCAGACTTTGCTCGCATACAAGAAGAAACACGAGATGAGTGCATCAGCATGTTTTATCGAGTGGTCGAGCAAGAAAAAAGTTGGGCACATTACCTTTTCCAGAACGGTTCGATGATTGGTCTGAACGAAGAGCTTCTTTGTAACTATGTAGATCATATCGCTGCGAAACGTATGGGTGCTATCGGCTTGAATGGTAAACCTGGTGCGAATCCTTTGCCATGGACACAGAAGTGGATTTCAGGTTCTGATGTACAAGTTGCCCCACAAGAAACAGAAATTACTAGTTATGTGATTGGTGGAGTAAAAAAAGATGTTGACGAAAACACATTCAAAGGATTTAGCCTCTAATGAAAGACTGGATTATATGCCCCTCGTGTGACGAGGAATTTAAAATTATTACTGACAGTGTAGTGTCAGCACCAATATACTGTCCATTTTGTTCTGAAGAACTTGATGACGACCTAGAAGACGAAGAAGATGACGAATAAATAAATCTACCTTCCTTATAATGGAACAGATTTATGACTTGGTTACACGAAGACAAAGAATTTATAAATGATGGCGATTGGTATGGATTCGTTTACCTTATCGAGAATCTTCTAAATGGTAAAAAATACATTGGCCGAAAGTATCTTACGAAAGCTGGATACAAGACGGTAAAAGGCAAGCGCAAGAAGATCCGAGTTGAATCCGATTGGGATGTATACTATGGATCTTCTGCTTCCTTGAAAGAAGACATCGATTGCTACGGCAAAGATAGTTTTCGCAGAACCATCCTAAAATTGTGTAAAACTCGTGGCGAGTGTAATTACTTTGAAGCAAAGTATATTTTTGACCACGATGCTATCTTACGTTCCGACTATTATAATAGTTGGGTGAGTTGTAAGATTCAAGCTAGCCATATCAAGGCATTACTCATTAACCACGAACCGGAGACTTTATGAAGTGGGTACAGTACTCGAACACAAGCATCTTATCGTAAGAGCAGAACTCAACAATCCACCACAATGTACCGCGCAAATTGAAGAATGGATGCGTAACCTTGTCAGTGCGATTGAAATGAAAATTTTAATGGGACCATATTCAGTGTATTCTGATATGGTTGGGAATCGTGGTTTAACTGCGGTGACAATTATTGAAACGAGCCATATTGCTCTTCATGTTTGGGACGAATGTGAACCTGCACTTGCACAACTTGATGTGTATACTTGCAGTAAGCTTGATATTCAAGCAGTATTAAAGGCTATTCAGCTGTGGGATCCAAATAAAGTCGAATATAAATTCATCGATAGAGAACACGAGCTATGTACATTAATTGAGAATCGTGTTATATAATGGTATATGAACAATAAAAATGAGGTGTTATAATGGGTAAAAAGAGAACACGCAAGACTGTCGTATCAAAAGGTCAGCGCCGTAATATTGTGGCTGGTGTCAAAGAAGTACGTCAAGATCGCAGTGAAGGTGTAACTGCCTACAACAAGCTTGTCGCATGGAGAAAAGGTCAGAATCCATGGATTACTGTTCCTGGTCCAAGCACAAAGTGTCGCTTGATGCGAGTCAAGGCAAATGCGGTCTGGGGAAATCCAAAGAACCGTTCGACAGGTATTTACAGCAAAGTAACAAATGATGAATAAAAATGTTATCATTTATACAAAAGACAATTGTCCATTTTGTGTAAAGGCAAAAGAACAGTTGTCTCAAAAGAATCAAATCTACACTGAGATGAAAATTGGTGAAGATTTGTCACGTGAAGACTTTATGGAAATATTTCCAAACGTAAGAACAGTACCTTTTATTATTATTAATGGAGAAAAAGTTGGTGGATATGACAAACTCATTGAATGGTATGCAAGACCCGAGCGAGAGTTCCTGGCGGAATGAATACCTTAAAACAACATTAAAGACTTCAGTTTTAAGTGTTGTCTTTATAAAGAAAGATGGTACAGAGCGTACCATGGTTTGCACATTAAATGCAAATTTACTTCCAGCTCAAACAGATCTCGAAGAAGCGGTGCAGAAGAAGACTCCAAACCCAGATATATTGGCAGTGTGGGATCTTGAAGCACAAGGATGGCGGTCATTTCGTTATGACTCGATCATCGGGTTCTCCGAGAGAGAATGGGTAGCATGATAGCTATTGTTGATATCGATCAGACGATCTGTACAACACCATATACAAATGGTAAGCATCAATACGAGCAGTCCACTCCTATTATGCATCGGATTGAAGTTATAAATAAACTATACGATCAAGGCTATACCATTGTCTATTGGACAGCCAGAGGATCAGGATCTGGTATTGACTGGACTGAACTTACCACAAAACAACTGAATGAATGGGGCTGTAAGTTTCATGACGTACGACTAGGAAAGCCTTCCTATGATATATGGATTGATGACAAAGCCATGAATGATAAACAATTCTTTTATGACGCAGACCGTTCAGATCCATGGAGTGATTGATGAATAACCAAGACTTAATTGAATTAAATGAACTGAATAAGGACTCGAATGGTGGAACAGAACTTACCACTCGAAATCTCTTCCATCGACTATCAAGTGATGAACTCGATGGTGTCCAAATTATCACTGCTCGCGTCCGCGACCTTGATCCCGACCGAATTAAGATCTATCATTTACATGATCTCGCCCTTGATCCAGAAGCTGCACACCTTAAAGATAAGGCTTCACGAGATCGCTTTCAAAAGTTGGTCTTCAGCTCTAACTGGCAGTATCAACAGTATCGTGATTATCTTGGAGTTCCATATAGCAATCATTCAACAGTTATCGAAACAGGCATCGAGCCTATTCCACTCGTTGACAAGCCAAAGGACAAAATACGTCTCATTTATACGTCCACACCTCATCGTGGATTGGAGATTCTGGTTCCTGTCTTCTGCGCTCTTGCAGAGAAATATCCTAACATCGAATTAGATGTCTACTCTTCGTTCGGCATTTATGGCCCAGGTTGGGAGAGTCGCGATGAAGCATATAAGCCGCTCTTCGATAAAATGAATGAGCATCCACAAATCAACTATCATGGTTGGGCAGATCAGGAGACAGTACGTGCCGCATATCAAAAAGCCCACATCTTTGCATATCCTTGCATCTGGCCGGAAACTTCGTGCAGGTCACTTATTGAAGCTATGTCGGCTGGTTGTTTGGCGGTTCATCCTAACTTCTCTGCTTTGGCTGACACGTCGGGTGGGTTGACTGTTCAGTATGATGGCGACCATGAGAATCCAAATCTGCATGCTAATATCTTTGCACACACTCTCATGTATGCTATTGAGAACGTGCAGAACAACGACATTACAAATATGATGTCGTTTGTAAAAGCATACGCTGACACTCGTTTTAGTTGGGATTCTGTTATTCCTAAGTGGAAGGGATTGATTGCATCATTGAAGGAACAACATCGTGATCTTAGCAAAAGCACCACTCAGAGTTAGTTTTTTCGGCGGGGGTAGTGATATCCCCGCCCACTTTGCACAATGGGGTGGAGCAACCATCTCAACTGCAATCGACAAGTATGTTTATGTAGCAGTCATGCATACTCCTCACGACCACATCAAAGTATCTTACTCGAAGCTTGAGTGTGTCACAGACGTCGAAGATATTCAAAACGAGATCGTTAAAAACGCTCTCAAGTTCTTCGGCATTAAATCCAACATCGAGATCACGTCATTCGCAGACATTCCCACGATCGGTAACGGTCTTGGCGGATCGTCTGCCTTTACTTGTGCGTTGATCAAGGCTTTGTCAGCATATCTAGGGTATGAATACGTAAATCCATATACACTCGCTAAAACTGCATGTCATATCGAGATCGACTTGTGTGGTTGGAAGATCGGTATGCAAGATCAGTTTGCATCTGCATTCGGTGGTATGAACTACATTCAATATGCAAATGAACTTGGTAACGGTCGTGTTGATGTGAAGCGTCTAGATTCAAATGCAATCGAGAATTACATGATTTTGATTCCTACCAATGTAGAACATCATGCAGCAAAGATCCTTGATAATATCAACTTTGAGGCAAAGACTTTTGTAATTCGCCAAATGGCTGATATGGCAGATATGCAAGGCACTCAACTAGTTAATATCAATGCATATGGCCAGTTGCTTGACTCAGCATGGATTCTGAAGAAGCAGATGAGTGCAGAGATCTCCAGCAGTGATATAGATATTATGTACGATCGCTGTAAATCTGCTGGTGCTTTCGGTGCTAAGTTGCTCGGAGCTGGCGGCGGTGGATATATGCTAGCACTCACGGATTCAAAGAGTGCAATTCGCCAAGAATTTTCAGACAGAACATGCCTCGATGTAGGTATCGCACATGAAGGAGCAAGAGTTGTCTATCGAGACTGACATTATATTCGATCATATGGGCCTAATTAATATTGGGTTTGCAAGTATCGATCATGAAGAATTTAAAAAAGCGGCCGAACTGATTTGGCTGACAAGCATTTCGAATCATCGTAACAACATCTATACTATCGGTAACGGTGCATCTGCTTCCATCGCTCAGCATTGGGCATGCGACTATACCAAAGGTTGTAAGAAAGGTGGACTGCGTCCAAGAGTTATTTCTTTGGCAGCAAATATTCCACTGATGACAGCCGTGGCGAATGACATCTCTTACGATGATGTTTACTCGTTCCAGCTCGATGCGCTCGGGCAAGAAGGCGATGTACTCGTAGCCATTTCTTCAAGCGGCAATTCTCCAAACATTGTGAAGGCAATTGAGACTGCTAAGTCATTGAAAGTAAAGACTATTGCTCTGACAGGTTTTTCTCGAGATAATAAGTGCGCTCAACTTGCAGATATCTCTCTACATGTAGATATCCAAGAGTATGAGGCAGCAGAAGACGTTCATCAGGCCATCATGCATATGATTGCTAAATATATCAGAAACAGAAATAAGGTAACTATATAATGTCACAGCCAGTAACAATTAATCAAATCGCTACACAATTCGGCACAGATAGTGCTAACTATGAAGTACTCACCGATGCTGCAAAGAGAGCAAAGGGAGTTGAAGGCGCCGCTGTTGAAGTTGGTGTTCGTCTTGGCGGTGGTCTTAAGTATATTATCGATGGTCTACTCGAGACCAATCAACATACAGAAAAGCCAGTCTTTGGTATCGATCCATATGGCAACATTGAATATTATCGCGACGAAATCTTTAAAGCAGGCCGTTGCGATTATACCAATGAGATGCGCGACATCTGCATGATTAACATGTATCTCTATTGCCGACAGAACAACGTTAACTTCTACTTCTTCAATCTCGAAGATACAGAATTCTTTAATCGCTATGGCGATGGTGTTCCTGTCTATGCCGAGCATAAGTCGATTGTTAATAAGTATAGTATAGTGCACTTCGATGGACCGCACACACTCGAAGCACTCGACATTGAGATTGCATTCTTTAAAGATCGATCAGATGTTGGAGCAGTCTTTGTCTTTGATGATGTTGAGATGTATGAGCATGATGCAATTCACGAGCAACTCTTAAATCATGGATTTGAGATTGCAATGGAAACACCTCGCAAGTGGTCATATACCAAGAAGGAGCATATCGATAAGGTATGGGAACCAACCGTTGGCACACCTGATTGGCAGCCAAATGCTGAACAATACACACCGATAGCTGGTCCAAATTTTAATTATAAAATTAACTTGTGAAATTAAACATGTACATTTTATCGAAACTGTTGTAGATTGATAATATCAACACTGCAATAAGAGGTACTCATGGCAATTAAGGTAAAACCAAAGCCCAAACAAATCACACGCTCGGCTATCAAGTCGATCGATGACAAAGCTTATGGTTCAGAACCAGTGGTAATTTCTGGTTTTAGTAACGCCCTCAATTGGTATAACTATATGTCATCTGACGACCAGTCACGCGACTGGTTCTTTCAGTACATCAAGAAGAATTACACAAAGAGCGACATTGCCTTGATTCGTAAGCTTCCAAAGTGGAGGATATCGAAGACACTTGGCAATGTCGCTCGTATTCTTTTGAATGGTAATGAATTGCCGCAGAACAATATGGATTATTTCAATAACAGCGTTAAAGATCTCATTAAGCTTGGATCAGAGTTGATCGAAGAAAATGCAGATGATGCTCCAAAGCCTGTCATCGATATTCAAGCTCGCGTTCGTGATAAGGCTCGAATGATTATCACAAATCTCGAAGAAGAGATTGACTTGGTCATGGACGGCAAAGAATTCTCAATGTATTCTTACTGTCAAGCTAATGAGCTGAATGCACAGATCTTGCACATCGTATCAGAATATTATCGACCACAGCTCGAAGAAATTCTATCGAACGACGATCAAGTTCAAGAAGCATATGGTAAGCGTCTGAAATTCTGGATTAATTTTTGGAACAACTTCTTTGCAGACATCGATCGGTATGTCAACAATAAGAAGGCAGTAAAGGTTCGTAAACCACGTGAGAAGAAAGCGAAGTCTGCAATCGATCTGGTGAAGAACCTTAAATACCAGAAGGAAGAGCCTTCACTCAAGATTGTCTCTGTCCATCCATCAGAAATTGTAGGTTGTAATCAATTGTGGGTTTACAATACCAAATACAAGAAGTTGGCGAGGTACGACTCTGTCGGTCCAACTGGCATTCAAGTCAAAGGTACTACATTGATTGGTTATGATACAGAAACATCCATTAGCAAAGGCTTACGTAAGCCAGACGCCAGCATCAAAGCATTGTTAAGTGCTGGTAAAGTATCACTGCGTAAGTTTATGGATGATCTGACCACAACAAAGGCTATTCCAAACGGTCGAATCAATACAGATACAATTCTACTAAGGGTAATTAAATGACAGACAATGTAGTCATGTTTCCAGGATTTAAGAGAGATGACGTTCCTCCGCAAAATGTTGAGGAAATCATAGATAAGGTCACGCAGACTCGCAAAGAGCATGTGGCTGGTGTTATGAATGATATGATTCCAGAAATGATTAATATGTTTGGCGCATATGGCATCGACATCAACGATGATAAATATGTTAAAGATGTAGCAATGATTATGGAATCAATCAAAGCTTTACTCCATCGGCAGTATAGTCTTGAACATGCATTCCATCGAATAGCCGATAATATGTTTGAGTTTAGTTACAATGAAGATAGTACAATCGCGTACACATACACCTTACCAGATGAAGAGTGAGAAATTGAAATGATTATTATGGACCTTTCGCAGGTCATGATCTCCAACCTGATGGTTCAGCTTGGAAACCACACCAACGCAGAGATTGAAGAAGATCTGCTTCGCCATATGATACTGAATTCCATTCGGTCATATAATGTCAAGTTCAAGAACGAGTTCGGCGAAATGATTATTGCGTGCGATGCTGGTAATAACTGGCGTCGTCAAATCTTTCCTTACTACAAAGCCAATCGTCGTAAGTCTCGTGAGAAGTCTGAAATCAATTGGACTGCAGTGTTCGAGACTATGAACAAGGTTCGCGATGAACTTAAAGAGTTTTTCCCTTATCGTGTGATTCGTGTTGACGGCGCTGAAGCTGATGACGTCATCGGCACTCTCGCACAGACATACGGCAATACCAACGAGAAAATTCTCATTCTTTCTGGTGACAAAGACTTCGTTCAATTACAGTCATACATGAATGTACAGCAGTTCGATCCTGTACAGAAGAAATGGCGTAAGACAAACGATGTCGATAAGTTCATCAAAGAACACATCATTCGCGGTGATATCGGCGATGGTGTACCTAACTTCTTGTCTGCTGATGACACGTTCGTTGTCGGTGCTAGACAGAAGCCTATCAGTCAGAAGAAACTGGATAGCTGGTTGACCATGGATCCAAAAGACTTCTGCGACGAGAAGATGCTGCGTGGCTATCTTCGCAATCAACAGTTGGTCGATCTTAACTTTATTCCAGAAAATATTCGTAGCGAAGTAATAGTACAGTACGAGCAGGAATCTGGTAAAGGAAGAGACAAGCTCTTCAACTATTTCATCGACCGTCGTCTCAAACTCCTCTTAGAAAGTATCAACGAGTTTTAATATGAAAAGAACACAAGCAATATCAGATATTCTTGACGCAGTCAAGAAAGCTGTCACTCTCGAAGACAAAGTTAACATACTTCGTCAGAACGATTCCGACGCCCTTCGATATATACTCGAACTGGCTTTCCATCCGAACGTTGGGTGGCAACTACCAGAAGGTGCACCTCCTTACAAGCCGAGTGAAGTGCTTGATACAGAAGGTCGACTTTATCATGAAACACGTACGATACCATTGTACCTGAGCGGAAATCGTCCAGAAATTACAAAGGTAAAACGCGAGATGTTATTCATCAGCCTTCTCGAATCTCTCTATCCAAAAGATGCAGAGCTCTTAATCGCTGTCAAGGATAAGAAGGTCGAAGGACTTACACTCGATACAGTCAACACAGCTTTTCCAGGATTGATTCCAAATGAGCAAATTAGTTAAGCGTTTTCGTAAGTATTCAGAAGATTTTGAAGAAGGTCATGAATCAGCATATGATCATCGCGAGCGACTCAAAGAAAAGAGATTGCAATCAGCTCTTCGGTCGAAAACAAAAAGCAATCTCTTAACTCTTATCGATGATGAAGACTATTAATGCCCATATATGAATTTAGAATAAAAGAAACAGGCGAAACCTTTGACGAGTTTCTGACATATAATCAAAAGCTCGAGTTCCTCGAAGAAA